CTGGTGAGGCACGAGTACTAGGAATTAAATTATTTTATACTACAGACGAAGCTAACGACGGATAGAAAGGAATATAGAATATGTCTTTTGGATATCAAGTTTTAGGATTTGGCTCCGGTGGCGTTGCTGCTGCTTTTATCGAAGCAACTGGTGGAACAGAATCCACATCGGGTGATTATAAAATTCATAAATTTACAGGACCAGGAACTTTTTGTGTTTCAGCGGTAGGAAATGCGGCAGGTTCAGAAGCAGTAGATTATTTAGTCGTTGCTGGTGGTGCAGGTGCTGGTGGCGCCTCGGGAGGAATGACAAGTACGACTGCCGGAGGAGGAGCTGGTGGATATAGAGAATCAGTTCCTAGCCCAGCGGCTTGGACAGCTGCACCTATCGCAGCTTCTGGGGGAGCTATAACAGTTACAGCAAGTCCTTATGCAATAGTGGTAGGTGGAGGCGGTGCTTCTACTCCTTATCCTAACCCTTCCCCACAAACGGGAGGTCAAGGAAATCTATCAAGTTTTGCAACAATATCATCTGCAGGTGGTGGCGGTGGTGGTGGCCAACCTGTAGGTCTTATAGGAGCATCAGGAGGATCAGGTGGGGGAACAGTTTACGGATGTGGAGCTGCCGGAGATGTTCCTGATACTACTCCAGATCAAGGATTTCCTGGAGGTAATGGTTCCACCGCACCGGGACTATATATGTCCGGGGGCGGAGGTGGAGCAACTGCTATTGGAGGAGCTTTTCCTTGTAATAATGGTGGAGATGGAGGAACGACTTGTATATCTGGATCACCCGTTGCGTATGGCGGCGGCGGTGGAGGCGGAAGTGGACCCCCTCCAGCTCAAGGACAGGGTGGAGCCGGTGGCGGAGGTAATGCTGCAGTAGGATCTATTGGAGGAGCTGGAACAGTCAACACTGGTGGTGGCGGCGCGGGCAGCGGTGGACCGGAAACTACTGGTAAAGCTGGCGGTGCTGGTGGTTCAGGAATAGTAATAATAAGATACAAATATCAATAGACAATTATGGCGCATTTCGCAAAAATAGGAGATACATCAAAAGTCCTTACAGTATTAACTTTAGATAATAAAGATATGTTGAATGGTGAGGGTGTTGAAGACGAATCCGTAGGACAACAATATTTGGAAAAACACAATAACTGGCCTGCTCAAATGTGGATTCAAACATCTTACAATACATATCGCAACATTCATAATTCAGGGGATAATTCTAAAGCATTAAGAGGAAATTACGCAGGTGTAGGTTATGAATGGGACGAAGACAATCAAATCTTCTGGCGTAAAAAACCTTATGCTTCATGGGTTAAAGATACTTCAGACGCACAATGGCACTCACCAATCGGAGATGCTCCAGATTTAGGGGCAGAATCAGGAACTCATTATTACGTCTGGAATGAACCAGATAAATCGTGGGATAAAAAAGAAGGCTCTATCTAGACAATTTTAGAAAGATAAGATAAATCCTATACAGGGTACATGAAAAAGAAAGTTTTATCTGAAATAGCTTTATACTACGGCGATGTTTCAATGCCTAAATATTGGGAAATAGATCCTATTGAATTAGCCCATCAAATTTTACAATATCAAATACATAACAAAAAATTTCCATTCTCAAAAACCTGGGATAAGTTGAATACCTATATCCGTGAACACATTAGACTTGAATACAATATTCAATTAGTAACTAAAGAAACGTGGGGTAATATTTACTCGCCTCATGAAACTACAATTCCTTTATCAAATAGTGATCCTATAGATTTAAAAAGTTCACCCGATTATACTTTATTATATGGTGCTAAAGTTGATAATTGTATAGTTAAGATTTGTTATGACGATAATAGAGGAAAAGGAAAATCCTGGGACATACCCTTATCAAACAATAAATTTATTATGTTCCCCTCTACAAATATGTATTACATAATTAACGATCAAAAGGATTCTCTTAATTTTATACTAACGATTACCTATGAATTTATCTAATTATTTTTGGTGTTTTAAATCTGCACTCACGCCAAAGTTTTGTGATGATGTCATTAAACATGGTTTAGCCCAAAAAGAAACAATGGCCTTAACAGGGGGGTTTGGCAGAGATAAAAATTTAAAAAACAAACCCTTGTCTAAAGAAGAAATTAGAAATTTTAAACATAAAAGAAATTCAGATTTAGTTTGGCTAAATGATCCTTGGATTTATAGGGAAATCTATCCCTTTGTTTATGAAGCCAATAGAAAAGCGGGTTGGAACTTTAACTGGGACAGATCGGAATCTTGTCAATTTACAAAGTATAAATTGAATCAATACTACGATTGGCATTGTGATAGTTGGGAAAAAACTTATGACCAACCTAAATCTCCTTCTCATGGCAAGATAAGAAAACTATCTATGACCTGTCAATTAACCGATGGTTCAGAATATTCTGGTGGCGAACTAGAATTTGATTTTAGACAATACGATCCACCTCAAAGAGATGAAGCTAAACATTTAAAAAAAGCAACCGAAATATTGCCCAAAGGTTCTATTATTATTTTTCCTAGCTTTGTGTGGCATAGAGTTAAGCCTGTAACCAAAGGAGTAAGATATTCACTTGTCGTATGGCATTTGGGATATCCATTCAAGTAATGAATATACATGAATATTTTAAAACTCCTATATGGGCAGAGGATAAACCAGAATTTGTAAAATCATTAAATAAAGTTAGTAATAAATATATTAAAGAAGCCAGAAAAAAAGATAAAAAATTAATTAAAGCTAGTGGAGATTTTGGAACATCTCACCATTCCACTAACTTAACAAGAGATAACGATTTTTTAGATTTCAGAAATTATGTGGGTCAAAAGTCTTGGGAATTTTTAGATCAGCATGGTTACGATATGAAACAATATATAACTGTGTTTTCTGAAATGTGGGTTCAAGAATTTTCTAAAAAAGGTGGTGGTGTGCATTCAGCTCATATTCATGCTAATCAGCATGTATCAGGGTTTTATTTTTTAAAATGTAGTGAGAAAACTTCTTATCCTATTTTCCATGAACCCAGAGCAGGTGCAAGATGTACTAAATTAAAATTAAAACCAGAATTAAAAGGGATATTTCATGGTACGGACTCAATTCATTTTAAACCTAAGCCTGGAACCTTAATTATATTTCCAGGTTATTTAGAACATGAGTACGCACTAGATCATGGCAAAGAACCTTTTAGATTTATTCATTGGAATATAACGTCCATACCAACAGAGATGGCTAAAGATGTTTAAGAAAGATAAATACTGTGTGATTCGTCAAGCTATTTCAAAAGATCTGGCAACTTTTATTTATAATTATTTTTTAATGAAAAAACAGGTTTATGATACTTGTTTAAAACAAAGATATATTTCCCCCTATGAAGTTTCATTAGGATATTATGAGGGTAAACATGCCCAAACACCAGACACCTATTCTTGCTATGCAGATATCGCTATGGAAACTTTACTGTTGAAGTGTCAGCCGATTATGGAAAAGACGACAGAATTAAAGCTTCAACCAGCTTATACCTATGCTAGACTTTATAAAAAGGGAGATATTCTTGAAAGACATAAGGATAGATTTAGTTGTGAAATATCTACCACTCTGTTTTTAGGAGGTGATCCTTGGTCTATCTATTTAGAACCTAATAAAAATATAGGTATTGCAGGAACTAAAGGAATAACTTTTTCTAGCACTAATAAAGGTATTAACGTCGATCTTAAACCTGGGGATATGATGGTTTATAGAGGCTGTGAACTAGAGCATTGGAGAAATAAATTTAAAGGTAAGCACTGTGCACAAGCATTTTTACATTATAATAATAAAAAAACCCCAGGTTCAGCACAAAACCTTTTTGATGAACGACCTCATTTAGGCCTACCTGATTGGTTTAAAAAAAAAGTTAAGTTGCCAACTTCTAAAAAATAATATATATAGAAGTATGGCATGGGGGATTTTTCCACCACAAAGGTCTTCTATGCCTACCTATAACCAGTTGATATCCCCATCATTTTGGTATAATTCTAATTAAAGATATTGTTATGCTACAAAAAATAGGCTTTTTACCAGGATTCAATAAGCAAGTAACCCCTACCGGCGGAGAATTCCAATGGCAAGGAGGAGCTAATGTGCGTTTTCGTTATGGAACTCCGGAGAAAATAGGGGGATGGGAACAACTTGGAGATGATTCTTTAATCGGAGCAGCACGAGCTCAACACCACCTTATTAATAATGCTGGAACTAAATATTCCATCGTGGGAACTAACAGAATTTTATATGCTTATAGTGGTGGGGTCTTCTACGATATTCATCCTATCAAATCTACAACCACTGAAACAAATGCTTTCACAACAACTAACGGATCGACCGAAGTAACGGTTACCACTTCTACTAATTTAGGATTGGAGCCAGGCGACATTCTATTATTTGATACTTTCACTACCATCACCAATTCAGATTATGATGCTGACGATTTTGATGACGTTAAATTTATGGTTACAACAGTCCCAACCAGTACAACTTTTACCATTACCATGATCTCCGCTGAAACCGGCTCAGGAGCTACCACATCAGGAGGAATAAGAATTCAAATGTATTATCCTGTAGGTCCTGTCCAACAGGCCGCAGGTCATGGATTTGGAACCGGACAATGGAGTGGTACGGTTTCTATTGCAGCAACTTCAACTTTATCAACAGCATTAGCTGATGATGCAAGTGATACTACGATTGTGGTGGCAGACTCAACTCAATTTGAAACGTCTGTAAGTGCCTCGTCTCCAGGTTATGTTTTAATAGGAACTGAAGAAATTAGTTATACAACTAATACTACGGCAACAAATACTTTAAGTGGAGGCTCACGAGCTCAACGGGGAACGACCCGAGCGGCTCATATTGTTGGGGTCACTGTTAAAGATACCACATCTTATTTTGGATGGGGCAAAGCGTCCGGCGCTGACTTTACCATTGATCCGGGGTTATGGGTCATTGACAGTTTTGGTCAAACCGTGATTGCCCTGATTTATAATGGTCGAGCGTTTGAATGGGACTCTTCTTTAACCGCGGCGACTTCAACGCGAGCCACGGCCATCACCGGAACGGAAGTTCCAACGGCTTCTCGACACATGCTTGTATCCACACCGGATCGTCATATCGTTTTTTTAGGAACAGAAACTACTTTACAAACAGTAACGACTCAGGACCCGATGTTTATTCGCTGGTCGACTCAGGAATCTTTGACCGAGTATACTCCGACCGCCATCAATACCGCTGGTACACAGAGATTGACTGACGGATCAAAAATTGTGAGTGCTATTAGAGGTCGGGATGCCATGTATATTTGGACTGACACCGCGCTTTATTTAATGAGATATGTAGGTCTACCTTTTACATTTGCCTTTGAACAAGTAGGAACCAACTGCGGATTGATCGGTAAGAACGCCGCGATCGAAGTAGATGGTGCAGCATACTGGATGTCTGAAAATGGATTCTTTAGATACACCGGTAAACTGGAATCAATGCAGTGTTTGGTTGAAGACTATGTTTACGATGATATCAATACACGACCTAGAGATTTAATTTTTTGCGGATTGAATAATTTGTTTGGAGAAATTATGTGGTTCTTTCCTACTTCTTCTTCAGAAGCTGTTAATCGAATGGTATCCTTTAATTATTTAGATTCCACGACTCAAAGACCTATTTGGGTTACCAATGCTAATACCGATTTTGCCAGAACAACCTGGTCCGATTCCTCTGTGTTTGGGAAACCTTATGGAACATCCTATGATCCTGATACTGATGTTACATCCAGTGAAGATACTTTTGTGGTGGGCAATACCGAAGGATCTACAACCTATTATCAACATGAAACAGGAACCGATCAAGTCACCGCTGCAGGAGCCACTACCAATGTTCTAGGCAGCATTCAGTCAGGTGATTTTGATATTACTCAGGACAAACAAAAAGGAATAACCTTCAGGGGAGATGGAGAATTTCTCATGTCGATTCGAAGATTCATACCAGACTTCTTGGCTCAAACAGGAGATACTCAGGTCACGTTAAACTTAAAAAATTATCCAACCGATAGTTATGTAAGTTCTTCATTAGGACCCTTTACAATTACGACGTCAACGACTAAACAGGACTGTAGAGCCAGAGCTCGAGCAGTTCAATTAAAAGTAGCTAATACGGGAGCTTCTGAAACATGGAAAATGGGAACTTTTAGATTAGATACACAAGCGGATGGAAGGAGATAATGGGAATAATTACAAAAGGAATGGGTGTCGTCCTCAAGCATATTAAAAGACCGGGAAAGGCTTTTACTAGAGCCGGGGATAAATGGCATGCAAAAACGATGAAGCTTCAGCGTTCCAAAAAGAAAAGTGAAAAGATTAGAGGCGCTGCTCGAATTATTGTGCCTATGGCTGGCGCTAGTGTTGCGGGGGGAGTTCTAGGAGTAAAAGATGCTAGGGAAGCGGTAAGAAAACGTACTCATGCGGCTGGACAAATAGCACCAGCGAAAAGCCTCTCTAAAGATATTAAATCTGGTATAAAAAAAGTTATTAAAAAGGTTACAAAAAAATAATGCCGTTTCAATCAGAAAA